AGGTGGATCCATAAGTTTTGGAAATGAGAACCTTACAACAACAGCAACATCTTTCGCAATAAACAGCACACTGACCGTGGCCAATGGATCAATAACAGATTCCAGTGGTGCGATAAGTTTTGGCAACGAGAACGTTACGACGACAGGAACCATAGCAAGGGCAACAGGTTCCACTATCGGTAACCTGACACTAGCGAATGGATCAATAACTGATTCATCAGGTGCCATAAGTTTTGGCAATGAGAACCTTACAACAACAGCAACATCCATTGCTATCAACAGCACACTGACTGTGGCCAATGGTTCAATAACAGATTCCAGTGGAGCAATCAGCTTTGGCAACGAGAACGTCACAACTACAGGCACGATTGCAAGGGCCACAGGTTCTACCATCGGTAACCTTACACTGGCCAATGGATCGATCACAGACTCATCAGGAGCGATCAGCTTTGGCAATGAGAACCTGACTACATCGGCTTCAAGCATGGCGATCAACAGCACACTGACGGCAGGCAGTGGATCAATAACAGATTCAACAGGTGAATTTACTTTCGTCAATGAGAACTTGACAACCACAGGAACACTGGATGTGTCAGGTTTGTCCACATTTGGTTCAATGACAGTGTCGGGTGCCACGTCATTCGCGGATTCCATAACGGTGGATAATCTTACATTCAACGATAACATAATTTCAACCAGCTCAAACGCTGACCTAAGGCTTAGTCCTGGAGGAACAGGTGTGGTCAATGTGTCAAACCTGACCATAGATTCATCATTGAACTTCAAAGACAACGTGCTTAAGGTAACGACTTCTAACGCGGATCTAGATCTAGAAGGAAGTGGCACAGGATCAGTACAGATTAACGGCATAGACCTGAATTCAGGAACCATTGACAACGTGATAGTGGGAGCCAATGAACCGGCCGCTGGTGCTTTTGATCCTTTGAACTTCACAACACTGGTGATACCGAACAAGATCACTTTCTCTGGCAACACCATGTCCACAAACCGTAGCAACGACGACATAGAATTCGAGGCCAATGGAACTGGTAATGTGATAATCAATGGTATATCTTTCCCGAACTCAGACGGACAGACAGGACAGTTCTTCCAGACCAACGGTAGCGGAGTCTTGGGTTATCTCTCAACTGGCTTTGCAATGAGTGAGACAGACATACAAGACGCTCTGACTGTGATTACATTCCGTAATCAAACAGTGATAGACCATGTAACCGCGGTGGGTGGACACTCGAGATTACAATCGTCGACGGCGGCGCAGGATCAATTTGCAACATCAAAATACGACAGTGCCTTCTATCTAGCAATTAACAGAGATGATGAGAGTGATGAGTTTGAGATAATAAAACATTCTCTTGCACATAATAATTCAGATGCATTTGTCAGTTCCAGCGGACTAGCCAAAACAGGTACAAATAATCATGTAGAAACCACCGCGGATGTGAATAGCTCCAGGGCGAGACTGCTAGGCACAGGGAACTCGGGAGCAAACTCCATGTCCTACTACAGGATTGGATTGGGAGATGATGACTCCACAGGATACTCGGGAGAGGACGAAGCGGCAACGGTGATCAATACAGATATTGACAGTGCATCGGAAGTATTTGACACTTGGGCACACGCAGATTTCAGAGGAGCAAAGTACTACATTTCTGTCAACAACGCATCCAAAACAGAAATCAGTAACTTGGAGGCATCGGTGGTACACGATGGTACAGCGGCATACGTTAGCATTTACAATGTAGTAAACTCAGGTAGCAACGATCTTGTGACTATTACTGCGGCGATCGACGGTGACAATGTAAAATTAAGTGCCGCGGGTCTCGAAACAAACTTGAGATTACATGCGTACAGAATCAGATTGGCCGATGACGAAGCAGACAGGAGTTCAACGAATGTCAACGTGATAGGCGAAGTCACGGTATCCAGTGCTTCAACAACATTAGACACATTCAGCACAAACACTTACCAAGGTTGTCATTATATCATTGTTGCACACAACTCAAGCGAAGGTGCATCATCTATTTGTGAGGCGTCGGTAGTAAGTGACGGAACCACTGCATTCATCACCCAGTATGGTATGGTCAGCACCAAAGGCACAGACCAAATACTGCTAACAGCGGCACATTCTTCAACAACAACCACAGTATCAGCAATTTCATCATCGGGTGGATCCACAACTGTTAATGCCTATAGAGTCAATCTAGCCAGAGGGGAAGGTTCGACCACCGCGGTGGCGACACTGGATTCATTTAGTGCTTCAACATTTAGATCAGCCAACTATTTTATGCAGATAGCAGATGACTCCGATGGAAAATATGAATTACAACAAGTGAATATCACCCATGACGGTACGAATGCCTTTATTAGTGTTTTTGGCTCTGCAGGCACCGATCAGGATCTAATCACAGTTACTGGAGATATCAACGGTGGAAATGTTAGACTGAGAGGTACAATAAATACAACTAATGATCACACAGTTACCGTAGTGAGGAGAATAATAAACGTATAGAATATGGCACAATTAGTATTAAATGTAGGTAGCAACGCAAACGACGGAACGGGAGATACGTTACGGAATGCAATGATCAAGGTGAACACGAACTTCACCGAAATTTATGCATCACCAGGATTCGACCTCACAACCATAGCAGTAACAGGAAACGAAATCAGGGCGACAAGGACGAACGATGACCTGGTGTTCTCACCAGCGGGCTCGGGTGCTGTTAATTTCCCAGCACTCAGGATCAACGGAAACAACATCGAAGGCACAAGAACAAACGAGGACATCAACCTAGTACCATCTGGTACAGGAAATGTAGTTTTTGGAGCCATACAGATAGCAGGAACCTCCCTGAGTTCAACAGACTCAACTGCGATCAACATCAATGAAGGACTTGTAGTAGACGGCACGTTGAATGTGTCAGGAGCAATTACTTTCGCAGGAGCCATTTCGGCAGGAACAGGATCAACTGTGGGAAACATCACACTGGCCAATGGATCAATCACTGATTCATCAGGTGCCATAAGTTTTGGCAATGAAAACCTAACAACTACAGGCACACTAACGGCCGCGACTGGATCGACACTAGGTAACCTGACATTTGCCAATGGATCGATCACGGACTCATCAGGTGCAATCAGCTTTGGCAATGAGAATTTAAGCACAACAGGAACTATTTCAGCTGAAACAGGTTCAACACTGGGTAACCTAACACTGGCAGACGGATCAATAACTGATTCATCAGGTGCAATCAGCTTCGGCGACGAAAACCTAACAACAACAGGTACCTTAGTAGTTGGCAATGTCACACTTTCAAGTGGTTCCATAATAGATTCAAGTGGTGCAATCAGCTTCGGAAACGAGAACTTGACAACAACAGGAACTATTTCAGCTGAAACCGGATCGGTACTAGGTAACCTAACACTTGCAGATGGATCAATCACTGATTCATCAGGTGCCATAAGTTTTGGCGACGAGAACCTAACAACAACAGGTACACTTGTCGTTGGCAATGTCACACTTTCAAGTGGTTCCATAATAGATTCATCAGGTGCAATCAGCTTCGGAAACGAGAATCTAACGTCAACAGGAACAGTCAACAGTGCAACAGGTTCAACGATAGGTAACCTTACACTGGCAAATGGGTCAATCACAGATTCATCGGGTGCAATCAGCTTCGGCAACGAAAACTTGTCTACAACAGGTACCTTAGTAGTTGGCAACGTCACACTTTCAAGTGGTTCCATAATAGATTCAAGTGGTGCAATCAGTTTTGGCAATGAGAATCTAACATCAACGGGAACAATCAACAGTGGTACAGGATCCACAATAGGTAACCTAACACTTGCCAATGGATCAATCACTGATTCCTCAGGAGCCATAAGTTTTGGCAACGAGAATCTAACAACGACAGGTACTGTTACATCTGGTACTTTAACAATGGCGGGTGGATCAATAACAGACTCGTCAGGTGAGATAAGTTTTGGCAATGAAAACCTAACCACAACAGGTACTTTGGACGTCGGTGGATTATCCACACTGGGAGCATTGACAGTGACAGGTGCAATGACTTTCACCAGCGGTGGTGTAACGGTCGACAACCTGAGCTTCAATGACAACATTATCTCTTCAAGTTCCAACGCTGATATACGTCTGACACCAGGCGGTACAGGAGCAGTAATTGTCAACAAACTGACTATCGATGACAACATAAACATAACAGACAACCATATAAAAGCAACAGCTTCAAACTCCGACTTGATTCTATCTCCTTCGGGAACAGGACAAGTTGTGATAGCCAAAGCGGATATAAACAGTGGTGCGATCGATGGCACAGTGATAGGTGGAGCGACCGCGGCGGCTGGAACATTCACAACTCTTACAGTGGTACAGGCATTGACCCTGGAAGGAATAACCATAGATGACAACACGGTCAAGACCAATTCCTCAAACGCCAACCTCGAACTGTCAGGAAACGGCACAGGTGGGGTAACAGTTAGCGGCTTGGCTTTCCCAACATCGGATGGAAGTGCCAACCAGTTCCTAGCAACTAATGGCTCGGGTGGTTTGCAATTTGTAACTGGTAGTGCATCGCTAGATCACTCAGACGTTGCAGATGCCACAATAACAGTGGCCACTTCAGCAACTACTGTGTTGAACACATTCGCTGTTGCAACATACAGGAGTGCAAAATACTTCATATCCATAACGGATGCTACAAACAGCAGATTTGAGATAGTGGAAGCCAATGTCATACACGATGGATCAGATGCTTATGTTTTATCTTTTGGATCAACAACGGATCACACAGGGCCGTTGACCACTTTCAGTGCAGATGTTAATAGTGGAAATGCGAGATTGTTGGTAACCAACACATCAAGCGACAGCTGTGTGTTCAAGTTACAGAGAATAGCGATCGACGTATAGTTTTACGTTCGGTTCTTAGAATATTCCATAAATATCTACACAATAAAAATTTAACGGAGAATTAAGACATGGCCAAACAATCAATCGGCATAGGATCTAGTGCAAACGACGGTACAGGCGATCCATTAAGAACAGCATTTGAC